CCTTCGGTGGTCGAGCGTCTGGTCCAGAGCCTCTTGTTGACCTGTTTAAGTTCACCGTTGATATCTTTCGGGAAGCTGCTGGACGTAGACTGTCTTCCATCGAATGTCACGATGTCTGCTGTAAGATTGCACAGATCGTCGTTGTCGGCGGGGTCCGAAGAAGTGCTCTCATCAGTTTGTCTAACCTCACTGACGACAGACTCCGACGAGCAAAGTCAGGACAGTGGTGGCAAGATAATCCACAACGTGGACTAGCAAACAATAGTGCGTGTTATACAGAGAAGCCAGACTTCGAGGCATTTTTAAATGAGTGGAAAAGTTTATACGAGTCCCGTTCAGGAGAGCGAGGTATGTTCTCTAGAGTCGCAAGTCAAAAGCAAGCTGCAAAAAACGAGCGACGAGATGCTTCCTATGATTTTGGAACTAATCCATGTAGCGAAATCATCTTACGGCCTAACCAATTCTGCAATCTATCAGAAGTTGTTGTCAGGGCAACCGATACGCTCTCAGACCTCAAACGAAAAGTACGTACTGCGTCTATCCTTGGAACTCTACAGGCTACCTTAACTGACTTCCGTTACCTACGCAAGGTCTGGCAGAAGAATACAGAAGAAGAAGCATTACTGGGAGTATCATTAACAGGGATCATGGATCATCCAACCCTATCAGGAAGGAGAGATAAAGGTGTACTCAAAACGTGGCTTACTGAGCTTAAAGAAGAGGCTATTAAAACTAACGCAGAATGGGCTAACCGTCTTGGCATTAATGTTAGCACTGCCATTACTGCTGTTAAGCCTTCCGGCACTGTTAGTCAGTTGGTGGATTCTGCGTCTGGCATCCACCCTAGATACTCAGATCAGTACATTAGACGAGTTAGAGCAGACGCCAGAGATCCCCTCTGTGAAGTCTTAGAGGCAGCAGGAATCCCTGTAGAGGACGACGTTATGTCACCCACTACTAAGGTATTCAGCTTCCCTATAAAATCCCCTGACGGGGCTGTAGTGGCCTCTGAAATGGGTGCAATGGAACAACTTGAGCTATGGGAGATTTATCAGGACTTTTGGTGTGAGCATAAGCCGTCCATGACATGCTACTACCGTGATGATGAATTCCTTGAGGTAGGCCAGTGGTTGTACAACAAGTTCGACAAGATTAGTGGAGTATCGTTCCTCCCTTATTCCGAACATACGTACCAACAGGCTCCTTACGAACCCATAGACTTAGAGACCTATAAGAAGCTTAAGGAGGAATTCCCAGAGACGATTGATTGGAACATCTCTGAGAACTCTGACATGACAGAAGGGTCTCAGCAGTTAGCTTGTACGGGCAACAACTGCGAGTTGTAAACTACAGGGGCCTTAGCGCCCCTTTTCTTCTTTTGAAGCAACCACTCCTGTAAACATACCAGTACGTCCTATGTTTCCTAACGCCTCTTTATAGTCAGCACTAGTAGGATCACCTTTGTACTCTACCATGACGCGTTGTTGGTACTGTTGATTACTCTCTTTCGGTCTCTTTGAAATACCTGTGATCTCTTCTATCTTAGCAACACTGGGTTCTACTTTTGGTGTGCGTGGAGCAGAGGCTTTGCCCTTAGTTCCTATTTTAAAGGACTCCATAGGCGCTACGTTAATTAACGACGTACCGTCTACAGGGTCCATGCCGAAGAGGTCGTGACCGTCAGAAATCATGGTGTACACGGTGTCTGCGTTTGTGTCGATAGCAACGAAGTCATTGACACCGCCTAAATCTTGAGCAGTAGACCTATGAGACGCACTATAAGAATAAATGCCGTCTGCTACTTCGTTCACTTCTAACTTCTTCTGCCCGTCAAAGTAGTCCAATATCTTCTGTTGTCGTTCGTTAGGATTCTTCGCAAGCTTGGCTTTGAAGTAGTCCTGCATAAACCTAGCTTTTTCTACAGCGCCTGAGGTGGTGTTTAGGACATTCTTAGGCAGCACCTCTTTAAACACTGCTTCTCGAACCTTCATTGCGTCTGAAGCGTTACCTACAGTCCGAACCATGCCGTAGAAGTCTTTGTCGCTCATGTCTGGAAACGCTTTTCTAGCTAGGTCTATCGTGGGTTTACTCGAAAGCAGTACAAGAGAAGGGGTAGCAGTGCCTCCTCCTAAAGCTTCTGCCTGTAGTTTCTCTCCTGATTCTTGCCTACGTACAACAAGTTGCGTACCTCCGGGAGTTGTAGGAGTATCGTGTACTTTATATAGGTGATTCACGGCCCTGTCTAGGATTACTTCCGGTACGTCTGTAGTCCCTTTAACCGCTTGTTTAGCCCGTGGTCTGTCAGCCATATCAAAGGCTTCGTCCACGTACCGTTGCATTTCAACAGAGCTACCTACAACGGTTTCACGGTCGGGCGTCATTCGTTGCTTCTGTTGTGCATCAATGAAGGCGCTTTCTCTCATACTGCCTTCTCTGATTGCTGCTTTAGGATCAGTTACGTACTCTTGTCTTCTTCCTCTACCTGTTCCCATGACTCTTGTTTTAGCTATGGCATTAGGCATAAACATTTCGTACATAGTGTTTGGGATAGCTCCTACAGCAGGACCAGCGACTGCCTGTAGTTTACTAGCGGGATCTGGAGAACGATAGAATCCCTCAATACGCGTAGGCAAGTTTTCTGCCATAGTGTTCATGGCGTCCCCAAAGAGTCTACCAGAACCCTTAAGTCCTGTTAGTTCTGCTACGTTGCCGACAGCTTCTGCTTGCCTTGGATACTTACGGGCAGCTTCCATAAGACCTTCTGGAACACGTTCAGCAACAGCTTGTGAGATAGCTTCAGTAGGTAATACTGTACGCGCTGCTCCAGTGATAGGAGATAAAGCAGCACCAGCAAGTCCTGCCATCATGTTCAAACCACCGTACATAGGGTCTGTAGGAGTTCTGGGGTTGAAGCCTTCTCCTGCTCCTTTACGTATCTTAGCTACGGAACTGCTAAAGTCCTCTGCAATGTTCCCAAGAGGAGCAGCTATAGGACTAGCCATCGCTTTTCCAATGAGTCTTCCGGCCTCTCTTTCTTTTATCCTAGAAGCTGCTTTCATTTCCCTACGAAGTTTTTGAATGTCACTCATCTTCTTTAGCTTCCTCTCGTGTCTGGTCAATGAGGTCTACAAGCAGTGCTCTGTCCATCTCAAACTGCTTAAGCAAATAAGCTTCGTCTATGTTTCTTATAGCTTTGTCCATGCCTGACAAAAGTTCTGCATAAGCCTTAAGTCGTCTCTTAGGTTTCATCGCAAGGTACGTACCATAGATACCTAGTCCCGCAGCAGCAGTACCTAGAGCAGCCGCAGATCCACCTAAAGCAGCCACACCAGCAGAAGTAGTGGCGGTCAATGCAAGAGGTGTCGAAGGTAAATCAGCTACGTCTTTAACTCTGTCGAAACCCCTAGCCAACATGTTACCTAATTCTTTTGCGCGTTTGTTAGACATGGCGTCTAAAGCTAAAAAAGCGTTGTGCTGTCGGTCCAAAAGACTGTGTAGTTTTTCACCTCTGGTGTTTGTCTTAAGCGTGTTGTTAAGGACGTTACGAATAGCTTTAGCGGCTAATGCTCTACCGGAAGCAGACTCTGCGTCAAGTACAGTAGAAGAAGCTCTTCGTAACGCTAAGTCAAACTCACGTCGCGCCTTAAGTACGCCGTTAAGGTCTGTACCGTGTTTCTGCACCATTTCCAAAGCAATCTGCCCTAGTTCAGCGGCAATCTTTTGTGCGTCCCCTGTAGCCAGACGAAACACAGGGTCTTGTTTAAACTCAACTATCGCCCCAAGTAGGTCCTCTGTCAACACGTCAGTGTCAATAGCTTTGTTCTGAGCTACAATCATGTTGTCTACGGCTTGTGCAGAGGACGCAATGTCTTTCTGTACGACGCGGTAGTTGTACGTATAGGAACGCTTAGGGTTTATCTCTTTTATGTCAGCCAATGTTTCAATGACGTTTTGGTCTCTAGCATTGGGTTGCCACTCTCGTCTACGAAGCGGACCTACTTCTTCTGCTACAGCGTCTCCGGGTAACATCTCTGGTTCAACTAATTTAGTCGTGCCTTTTACTCTGTCTGCTCTAATCGCCTCACGAGATGCCTTTTGTGCACCTTGAACAAGACTTTCAGGCAAACCGATGTCAGGCATGTCAGGACGAGGGCTAAACACCGCTTGCACATCAATAGCAGTTTCAAACTTTTCAGCGTTTGCTGGGTTTTTAGACGCCCAGTCCTTATAAAACTCATAGCCCTTAGATGCAGCACTAGCGGCTGTTTGAAACGCCTCAGTATTTTGAACCTGAGCAAACAAATCTTGTGCACCTTCTTTAACTGACTGCGGTAATAAACCACCTATATAACTACTAAGCACGGCACCACCTGCTCTAGCAGCTTGAGATACAGCAACACCAGCTACTTTAGGTATGTCTGTTGGGTCTAATTCTTCACCTACAATTCTACCGGCTCTGCGTTGAAACTCAGGTCCAAACTGTTCTGCTTCACGCCCTAGTGTTTCTCTAGCGGCCTTTTCAGGAGCAAACGCTTGTTGTGGCTCCTGTGGTTGTTGTAAAGAACCATAAAGCTCTGCGGCTGCTCTAGCCAGCTCTTCAGCAGACTGACGATCGTTAGCAGCCAACGCAGCGTCAATAGCAGTCTTATACTGTTGTTGAGTGTATTGCATAAATACCTCTTATTGTAAGTAACTCTGTGCTTGCGGAGACAGTCCAGAAGCAGTAGGACCCGAATCTACGAAGATGTCGCCATAAAATGCTAAAGCACCTTTATTATTTTCTCCTAGTTCTGTTTCTATGTTAGACCTAGTTGTGTTGTAGTTACTAATGGTACGTTGTGCGTTTTGTTTTATTACTCCTAAAAGTCTCTTAAGTGCTATAGAATCAACAGTAATGTTACCCGCTACTACTTTTTGTGCGTACTCACGGTCAGCGTCTGACAAACCTGTACCAGCACCTAAGTTAGTAATGTACTGGGCCACACGTCTGCCCGACTCTGCAACATAAGCCTCTGTGTCAGCAATAGTAGAAGGATCAACAACGTCAACACCAAAAGCACGAGTATACCTAGAGATATTTAACTTAAGTTCTGCACCAGCACCTGTAAACATGTTGTCAATTGTTGGGAGTGTACGGTTAACTGACCCAAGAGCGTCCGCAGCAAGTCTAGCATTTTCATGTGCTTCAGCAAAGTTTTTAGCACCTATTTTAGATAACTCGTCTGCCATCCCTGTAGCAATAGTTTCTACACGTTGTACTTGAGGAGGCGCTTCTCCTAAATTTAATTGGCTTGCCTCTACCCACATTAATTGGTCGTCGTCCCACACACGTCCACGTTCGTTGACACGAAAGAACTCAACTTTGTTGTCTTTTTGGTAAGGCTTTAAGTCGCCTTTTTCGCCTGAAATGTAATCATTAAAGACACTGTCAGAAACAGTAGCTAATTTAAGCTCGTCAAACAAGTCCGGAGGTATTCCAGCAGCGTTAGCCATACGCTTACGTACTAAGGGAGTTTGGGTGGGTATTTTAGAAAGCTCTGCTTTACGGATTTCTTTAGCAATCTCTCTAAGTTCTTCTTGGTCTGTTACGCCTTCAATACGCGCAGCTAGATCAGTCATCCCTAAAGCAGTAGCAGTAGTAGCAAGACTTGTTTTACGTGTACCAAAGTTTGCCTGTGCTGTAATTTGTGATTGCAACTTACGTGCTGCCTCTTCATACTTTACAGCATTTTCAATGTCACCCTGTTGACGGTAAAACTGGGCTAACTGAAGAAGTCCTTGAGGCGAGTTAGTGTCAATAGATGCTACTTGTTGACGCATCTGTTTAGCTTGTTCCATTTGTTGTAACTGGCCCGGAAGTTGTGCTGCTTGTTTAGCAGTAGTAAACAACCCCTGTGCCATTGCAGGGTTAGCCATTTGTCTTAAAAATTCTTGTGAAAACTTAGCCATGATTTAGTCCTTTTTGAACAAACTGCCCAGTGTTGATATTAAGTCAGAAGTTCCTGTTGATCTTGGAGTCAACGCTCCTTGCAAAAGACCAGCACCTGTTTGACCCAGTAAGTTAGCCCTTGCCTGTTCTGCAACCAGTTGTGCTTCAAGACCTGACATAGTAGCCTCACCAAACAAACCAGCACCCTGTAGCTGTGCCTGTTGTTGTAACGCTGCCAGCTGCTGTGCGGGTTGAGTAGCTGCCATGAGTTGTTGCTGTGGTAAGTAACCAGCGCCAAGGAACTGTTGCCCAAGAGCCGCTTGCTGCATCTGTTCTGCTTGTGCTTGTTGCATAGCGCCTAACATAGCCGTATTACGGGCTTCTTCCTGTGCTGTAGCCATAGCCAGCATTTCAGGAGTAGCGCCACCATAAGCAGCGGAGCTAACGCCTAGCCTGCCTTGTCCTGCTAGACGCTCTTCTAGAGCAAGACGCTGACGTTCTTCTTCAGGCCGTTGCGCTCTACGCATACGTTCAAAGATAGCTTGCTCTCTAGGCTCTCTAGTCTGCATAGCTTGACCAAAGAAACCACCGGCACCTCCTAAGAGTTGATTCTGCAACGCAGCTTCTTCAGGGGACAAGCCCATAGTGGTTGCAATACCACCTTCAGGAGTAACTCTAGTACCCATGTCAGCACCAGTAGCAGTAGTCACAGTAAATGGTCTAAACTGTGTCTGCTCTATTTGTGTAGCAGCGAGTTCCTCAGCCCCTGTTCTAGCCTGTTGTCCTATGTCACTAAGACGACCATAGGCTTCGCCTGTTAACAGACCACCTACAACGCCCGGAAGCAAAACGCTTGGTTGAGACAAGAATGATCCAAGGCTTCCTAGCATGTCGGTAAAGCCATTGCCCCCAGAACTTTCTTCTGTTGTTGGTGGTTGTACTGTTGGAAAAACCATTATTATCTCCCGTTAAAGTAGCTTACCTATCAAAGCCATTACGTTAATTTCTTGCAGTGATAAAGCAAAGCCATCTATTTCTGACTCTAGACCCACTTGCACACTTGTTCCGTACCCTGTTGTATTTAGACTACGTTGGTTAGTTAATTGACCAGCCGTAAACTCTACTGTTGTGTACTCACTTACACCGTAAAAACCTGTAATCTGAGTACCTATTGTAAACTCTGCTGTTGCATACGTTGTATCAAAGTCATACGACCACTTCATAAATACTGTTGCGTCGTTTGCACCAACCAATGTAGGCTTAAGCTTTTTAAGAATCTTAACTCTTGAGCTGTCACCAAAGGTTAGGCTTGGACTATAGTACTTAAACCTGTAACCAGTGCCGTTGTCGCTATAGCCTGTGTATGTACTGATACCGTTAGTAGTACCTATATACAACGTACCGTCAGTTAAACGTGTAAACGACGCAAACCCAGTAAAAGGCCAACGAGTAACACGGTACGACCCGTTTTCTAATGTACCTCTTACGTCAAAACAATACGTTACATCTTGACTTGTAAACGTAAGCAGATAAAAACCTTCTTCTGGGCTATAGACAGACCTAAAAAACTCAGTCTCGTTTTGTAGCGCAGCAATAATGTCTTTACTAATATTGCCTGACAAACTACTAATAGGCATTGACTTTTCTTGTATTGTTCTACCAAAGCTCTTAAGACCGGTGTGTGACAAGAACAATAAGTCAGTACCTGTATACTGCACAGTGTCTCTGTTGACACAACCAATACCTGCTACAGTGTCTGCTAACGTCATAGAAGCAGGAGAAGTAGCACCGTCGTAAACAATAATACTGTGCTTACCAAAGATAATTAAGGCGTTGTTGTGAGCCGCTAAAGCTACAATCTCATCATAACCATCAGGCCATACTTTAGATATGTCTATGTTACCGCTAGAGCCGCCTGTCCAGTGTATACCGTTTAATAAATCAGACCAGTATATTGTAGACTTGTTAGCAGTAAAGTCTGCTGTCCAGAGCCTACCATAAGCCGCTAGGACTTCGTTACCGTACATAGTACTAGCAACACCAGTAGCGTGTGTATGGTCGCTCATGGCTTCTACTGCGCCTGAGGTGTTGTCATACACTAAAGGTTCAAACCCACGTTGGAACATGTAGATACGATCGTTAAAGTCTACAAGCTTCCAGTTGTCTGCGTTAATACTATACCCAGCAGGGGTTTCGTCCACTAACGTAGCTGTACCACTAATGATCTTGTTATTACCAACAGAAAAAACTTTAGTGTTACCAGCGTTATCCCTAAACTCTTTAATGGCACGTAATGAACCATTCCCAAGGACAGTCTTGTTTGTAGTTACGACAGTGTGGCCCTTACGTGCAGCAATGCGACCACGTTTGTCAATCACGGCATTGTCTGCAATTTCTGCAAACGACGGGTCTTGAGCCAGCGGCGAGTCTTCGGTGTTAACACCTTTGAATGCCGGAGCTACAAGATTGATACTTTTAAGTTCTTGAGCCATATCAGATAGTCCTAAAGATCATCTCTTCGGGGTGCTTTGCTGCGTCAATAGCAATAGCGTCAGACAAAAATTTATCAGCAATAGCAAAGTACTCAGCAGTAGAAGTGCCTCCTGTTTCTCCACGCTCACGAGCTAACAAAGCTACTGAAAGATGTACTACAGGCATCGAAGGCACAAGCATAACATCTTCATTACTACTTAGGTCGGCCTGCCTTTTAACAACATTAAACCGAAGGTTATGAACTCCGTTTGGTGTTGGGCTTACTAATACTTCAGTGTCTCCGTTAGCGTCCAGCCCGTTGTACGTATAGTATAAAGGCGCACCTTCTGATGCATTAAGTAAATAAATTTGTTCATTAAACCAGTCTTTAGTTTGGTAGTCCATAAAGCAATTCTTAGTGTCATTAAGAACAGACATGACTTTCACATTATCTTTACTACCAGTCAGTGAATAACTGTTATCGGAAGCAGTAGTAGTTACTACAATCGTGTCACGCAAGGCAGACCAATCAGTTGATTCTTCTACTAGCTTTTTTGCATCGTTTATAAAGTCCCCTACCATTTTAACATAAGTAGTACCGGTGACTGACGTGGTTTCTTCTTCACGTAAGCGACGCAATACACTGTTCATTAAATTAAGATACGTCATGCCAACATTCCTCGTCTACGGGTACGCATTAATAGTTGCTGTGCTTCTTCGTTGTAGTCTACTGCTGGTGTTTTAATAGCAAGCTGTGGCGCTTCTCTAGGACGGTACGTAATACCTTTCATAAAATCTTCGTAAGGCGCTCTAGAAGGAGCCGCTTGTGGGGCAAACATTCCGCCAGCTGACAATGCAGTAAGAATATTACCAGCCATAATATCTTCTTGTAGTTCTTCTTGTTGTTCGCCGTAAGTCCTTTCAAATTCTACCTGACGTGTTAGTATTTCCTCACGCTCTTGCTCTCCAAGGCCTAGCCGTGTTGTTACACTGTCTCTAAACTGTCCAAACGCTTCAGCTTGGCTAACTTGTCCTTGCTGTAGACCTATAAGGTTTACACTAAACTCTTCTTGTAAGTCAGCTAATGACAATCCTAGTTCAGCAAACCGTTGTTGACTGTCTGCACTTAAGGCTTCTACTTGACCACCAACACCAATTATCTCTTGAGCGAGGTTTAAGCGTTCTTGTTGTGCTTGCCCAAGTTGTGCTGTTGTGTAATCTTGGTAAGCATCAAAGGCTTCTTGTTGGCTTATTTGTCCTTGACGTAACGCTTCAATGTTTACGTTAGTACCAGCAAACAGGTCCTCAATACTTTGGTCCTGCTGTTGGAACCTAAGCATCATGTCGTCACTAAGCTGGGTTACGTCACCGTTAACAGCAATAATCGCCTGTTGTAACTCCTGACGCTCTTCCTGTGCTGTAGTAAACTCTTGGCTTATAGATGCACGTAATTGCGCTAGTGCTTCTTCCTGCGTTATCTGACCTGCTTGTAGTGCATTTATGTCAACACCAACGCCAGCAAACAACTCAGTTATAGTGCCACCAAAGTCTGCAAACTGTTGCCGCATGTCAGCACTTAGCTGTGTAATGTCGCCGTTAGCAGCAATAATAGCCTGTTGTAAATTCTGTCGTTCTTCCGCAGCAAACTCAAATTGTTCTGAAGTAAAGCCACGAAACTCGTCAAACCTGCCTGCTACGTCTTCTCGTAGAGAAACTAAGTCTTGATCTAGCATTTCTAGTTCAGCACTAAGACCACCTTCTACAGCTGCTAGTGACTGTATTAACGATGCCTCAAGACCAGTAACGCTAGCTAGAAACTCTGCTTCTTGGTCACTAAACTGTGTAGCAATGCCATCTAAAGCGTCATCAAACCTGTCGTTAAGATCGCTAAATTGACTGCTTACGTCTGTTTGAAAAGCAGAAAAAGTATCTGCAAAATCGTCAAAGCGCCCTGAGAAGTCTGCTCTAATACCGTCTAAATCTTCACCCAAGACTAGTAGTTCGTCTCTCAGAGCGCCTTCTGTGGCTGCTAACTGCTGGAATACAGAGGTTTCTAAGCCTAAAAGATTAGCAGCAAACTCAGCTTCTTGTTCTGTAAACTGAGTAGCAACACCGTTTAGTACATTGTCAATCTTGTCGTTAAGGTTATCAAATCCAGTCTGTACGTCAGCGGAAGTAGCAAACCCAAAGCTGTCTACAATGCCGCGTACATCGCCCTCTGACAAACCCTCAGGAAACTGTATATTAGCTATAGCTTCATTGACTATACCACCAATATCTTCAAGCGATATGCCTTCAGGCAAACCATCAAGAGCATTTTGTATTAGCTGTTGTACTTCTTCTGTAGTAGCGCCTTCAGGAAACTGGATGTTAGAAATAGCTGTGTTTACAATGTCTCTAACATTTTCAGTAGTAGCAAACCCAAAACTGTCTACGATACCTCTAACGTCATCTCCAGACAAGCCAGGTGGAAAATCAATGTTAGCAATAGCTTCATTAATTAAACCGCCTACTTCATCTAAAGAAATACCTTCAGGAATCCCGTCGATAGCTTCTTGTATTAACTGACGTACTTCTTCTGTAGTAGCACCTTCGGGTATAACAATACCAGCTATAGCTTCGTTAATTATTCCTCTTACTTCTTCAGAAGTAGTAAAGCCAAAGCTACCTACAATGTTCCTTACGTCACTGTCTGATAAACCTTCAGGAAAGTCTATGTTTGCTATAGCTTCGTTGACTACACCACTTACGTCGTCCAGAGATATACCCGCTGGTATACCATCAATAGCCTCTTGTATTAACTGCCTTACTTCTTCTGTAGTAGCACCTTCGGGTATAACAATATCAGCAACAGCGTTGTTTACAATCTGCTCTACTTGTTCTGGCGTAGCGTACCCAGCCTCTGCTAAGGCTTGTAACATACGGTCTTCTGTAACAAACCCTGAGTTAGACAGTGCGTTAGTAATGTCGTCTGGAGTAGCATAACCTGCTTCTGCCAGTGCTTGTATTACCTGCTCTGGTGTAGCAAACCCAGCACCTTCAATAGCCTGTTGTACTTGTTCAGGAGTAGCAACACCCTGTAAAGCCTCTGTTAACTGCTCCTGTGTCAGATAACCAGCATTAGACAACTCTTCACGTATACGGTCAAAGTTCTGTTGTGATAACGTAACGCCATTAATTTCAAAGTACTCTGCAATGTCAGCCATTGTAGGCATTGCGTCAAAGTCAGGCAGAGTCTCAACAAAGTTGTTGATAATAGTGTTTATCTGCTCTTGCTGCCCTGTAAACTCTGTATCAAGCTGGTCTAGGAAATCAGCAAACAAACCTTCTACTACAGAGGTAACGTCTGGGTCTGCATCAGGATCAGGGTCCGGTGTTGGGTCCGGAGTAGGATCTGGAGTAGGAGCAGGGTCCGGAGTTGGGTCCGGAGTAGGAGCAGGTGTTGGGTCCGGTGTTGGATCAGGTTGATCTGTAGGTGGCTCTCCTCTATCAGGGTCTGAAATCTGTGTAGGAATTTCAAAGTAGTCGTCTAGTAAAAAACCGTACTTTGACTCATCGTCCATCTCTTTCCAATCACCGGGAATTATACCGCCTTCTTCTTCATAGCGGGTTCTTAAGTCCTCAAGAGAGTACTGATAGATGTCTTCTTCTAGTGCATGAAACGAAAGGTCATCTATTAATGATTGATACGTACCAGAACCTATAGTTTCTAAACCAGTGTTTTCTAACTGCTCTCTGGTGTACTGACCGTTTAGTTCAAAATCAAGGTCTTCACTTTCAGCTAACTGGAAGTACTCATCGCCTTCGCTGCTTACAAAGTAGTTGTTACCTCTGTTGGTAAACATAAGGGTTGGGTCTTGTTCTTCTGTTTCTGTAGTAACCGGAGGTAATTCAGTCTCTGTAGCTGTGCCTGAGTTTACTAAAACATTACGTGCAGCACCGTATACAGCACTACCTATGTTTTCTGATAAAATACCACCAAGCCAATCAGGAATACCTGAAGGAAAACTACCAGCTAACACACCGCCAATAATAGTTCCTGCTTGGGTAGGATCTGCTATTGCTCCAGTAACTTGGCTTATTACTTTATTAATTTGTTCTTGAACTTGTTCTACAGCATCTCCACCAGCGCCTACAATAATTGTGCCGATAGTGCTTAGGATCTCTCCTAAAGATCCTCCTTCTTCAATAGCGTTACCAATGTCACCGGCGATTTCATTAACTTTGTTTATTGCTTCTCCTACTGTCGGCAAAAAGATAACACCAGCAGTAGGCAGCCAGTTAGGTAAAGACACACCGGGAATGTAAGGAACAATAGCGTCTAAAATATCTTCAAGACTTTCTCCTCCTTCTTTACCGGCGTTTCCTAGGATGTTTTCAATATCTATAGTAACACCAGCGCCACCTGTGATTACAAGTGTTTCATCTCTTCCGGGAGGTGTTGCTGTAGAAACAGGACCACCAGCAAATTGAATAGCGCCTTGCTCAAGAATTGTGCTCGTTAGTCTATTAGGAGCTTCCATGTCTTCTAAAGACGTAATGTCCCCAGAAGATAAAACATCTGCTATTTCTTGTGCATTGTTAAAAGACTCTGTTATATACTCTTGTGTTATTTGGCTAACACTTTGCGCATCCATAGGGGTTGTTGGAGTATTTTGAGCCATTACACGGTCTAGTATTTCTTCAAAAGTTTCTTCACCCCATATAGAGTAAGCAGCCTCTGCCATTCCTTCGCCAACAAGAAAATCATCAAGAAGTCTTCGAGCCTCTTGAATACCTTCCGGAGTTCTTCCATCTTCTTCAGGTATACGACCGGGATCTTCAATATCACCAAAAGAAGAAGTATTTGTCGGTGCATTAGGATCAAACGGATCAGTTTCTCCGGGCAATCCTTTAGTAGGATAGCTAGATCCGCTAGTAAGCATTCCTTTTGTAGGTCGTAACGCCATATTACTTCTTCCAGTTAGCCAAGCCACGTAGGCCAAACGATGCCGCAACAGCAGCACCCAAGAAACCTTTGTACCACTCAGGCATAGAATCTAATGCTTCAAAGCCAGACATCACTACAGGAACCATGCTAGGAAAAAACGCAAGAATACAAGGCACTGAAAACAAGATCGTAAACCACTCGTCTTTCCACGAGTTAGCTGAATTGTTTGCATGTATGTTTTCCCAGTTAGCGTCCTGCTGTATAGCTACCATCTTACGTTCATGGACAGCCTTCTTCTCTTCTGACTTGCGCTGAAGATGCCCACCAACAAGGTTAACAATAGGTTCAAGTAATGTTTGCCACATTATCTAGCAAACTCTAAGATACCAATAGCAACAACTATGATTACAGAGATAGACGCAAACCCACCTGTCATCATCTTTTCCAGCCTATCAAAGCGTTTGTTATGCTCATCAAGCTGTAACTGGATCATCTGATACCGTAAGGCACACTCAGCCTCATGCTTGTCTAAACGTGCTAATGCGTCATCTACAGAATTCATACCGACTTCCTTTTATTGGTTTACCAAGGTACGCCATTAGCAGTGACAGGGTTCTTCTCTGCTTCGATCTTAGCCGCTAGAGCCGCCTCAGTAGCGTCCTTGTCTACAGACTCCCATACCCAGCCCAAGACATCAGCCTCAGTTAAGTCAGCATAGGCAATGTAGTCAGGTGCTGTAGGGTCTGGTGTAAAACCTACAGTACCGTAAGAGGATGCAGAGTAAGTGTCTTCGCCTACAGTTTCTGAATCAGTAGCCCGCCAGTGTGCAACGACTACTGCGCCGTCCATGTCTGCTGGTTGTAAGTCACGCTCAAGTGTTGCGATAGTCCATGTAGTCATTGTTATGCTCCGAATACTGCGTTGCAGATAGCTTGTACGTTAGATGGTTCAGATGAGTAGTCGTCACCTGATTGAATTACATGACGGTGATACGACTGTGAGATGACAGCGCCATCCTCAACGATACGAGTAGCAGTGCGTACTTGAACGACTTGGCCGTCCTCTGTAGCTACTACTTCGATCTTGTCTGCTAATACTTCTTTAGTTAGTGACATTGTTGTCTCCTGTCTGTGCCTAGAATCCACTAGGCGTATGGTTGTTAGACTCTATATGTTCCGCTGAAATACAACACTCCAGACGAACCAATTTCACTGTATAAAATAAAGTCGTTGTTGCCTTCAAAAAGCTGAATAAAGCTGGAGTTAGCAACGGCTCCTATAACAACTGCACCTTTTGTCGCTAAAAAACTTCTATATCTTCCAAGCGTAAATGTCATCGTGTCATTAGAAGCATTGAACGGCAAACCGCCTATAGTAATGCCAGAGCCATCAGACGTATCACTGTTTGAAACATCAATGGATGCAGTCACATGTACCACATTTCCAATCTTGGTATAAGTTCCAGACCTTGAATTGTAAGTAATGCTTGTACCGTTTAAGAAAGTTGGAGTCCACGTCCCTTCTTCATAGTCATCCAGCTTGTTCGCTGCCGCTACCCCGCCGAGGTATGCACCGCCTGACAGGTAAAGGTCTTTGAAGCGGTTGCTGCTAGAGCCTAAGTCAATAGCCGCATCTTGGAAGCCGCCGCCATAAGGAACAATGTCATTACCGCTAGCGTCAAACTGGAGGCCAACATCACCAGACTCAATGTAAATCTCTCCACCGATAGTACCAATACTACCTACGGGTGAGCCAGATTTTGCAAAACGGAGAATCTCCCCATCATTGGCATTATTTTTGTTCAGAGTGAGCGTAGTCACATCATCGCTAGTCTGTATCTCTGCTTTAGCTCCTGAAAAGTTAGAGGCTCGACCAACCAGCAAGTTGCCGCTGCCGTCAATGCGGCAGGCTTCGGTCGAGTTTGTATCAAACACTAACGGGTGGTTGCTGTAAGTGCCTATATGCGATGTTGAGTTTTGAGCGTACATCAACAAAGTGTTTGTGTTAGTAGAGTCGATTAAACGTATTGTTGGGCTTGAGGCGTCTGTAATGTTCACTTCGCCTGACAGGTAAAGGTCTTTCCAGCGATAATCAAAACGTCCTAGGCTATGTGCGGCGTCACCATTCCCTGCCGTGTTCATTGGAACAATTTGGGCTACGGTTGAGCTATCTCTGAAAATACCAAAGCCGTTGCCGTTAGGGTTAGTCATGGATATACGACTAGAGCCTGATTGATCCCAAGTGCCAATGGAGCCGACTGCGGAGGTGTCCTTCCAAAACTGAACGATATCTCCATTATTAGTGTTTCTTCGCACATACAGCGGTGTAGCACTTGCTCGTGTTACATAAGTTTCGCCCGAAGGTTTTAGTTCTACGCCTGCTGTACCAAACGCCGTACTAGTCTTACCAACAAGCAGATTCTGCGAAGAATCAATGCGCATGGCTTCTGTTACATTTGTAGTAGAGGCTCCTCTCGTGCCGAAGACTAACCCTCCCATTGTATTGCCAGAGTATGCTGTATACTGCGCTTGAATAGCCGCTAAAGACTCATTGTAGGTACCGGAAGCAATTCTAAAATTAACGCCTGTGTAGCCACCAAATGAAGACGCGTGTTTATTAGTTATATCAACAGCCGCAGTTGTTGCGCCAAAAGTTGTTGTAGTATCTTCACCATTAACTGTAAGTCTATCTCGAAGATTAGTGGAGCGACCGATTCCAACCAAGCCGGTTGAGGTAATGCGCATGCTTTCAGAGCCGTTATTAGCAAACGCAATAGTTCCCTGCGTACTTGGGTTGAACATCCCAGTATCAAGGTCGCCACTAAACGAATAACCGGGACTACCTTCAACACGACCTGAGTTTGTAAACTGAATCGTAGGCTCAAAAGTATTGCCAACGCCTACTCTTAAGTTGCCACTAGAGTCTATGCGCATACGTTCTGTGCCATACGTTTTAAACGCAAGATTGCCAGTAGAGCCGCCCGAACCACTTATGACAGCATCGTCTCCAGAAACACCTAACCTAAGAACTGTGTTGTTTGATCCTGCTGTGCTTTGTACTTGTACTAAATCTGCATCGCTTGTGCTTTCAACTGATAATTTGTAGGCTGGCGAGCTAGTGCCGATACCTACGTTGCCTGCGCTGGTGATAGTCATTAGGTCGCTTGAAGGCCCTTTAAACAAATAACCGTTATAGGTTACTTCTGAGCCAAAAAACTCCAATAAACCTGTGGACTGATTGCGGCCTATTTGATAATAGTTTTCAGGAGCTACGTTAGACCTAATTTTAATTGCGTCTTTGTTAAGTCCTACAACGTCTAATTTAGACGCTGGCGAGTCCGTGCCGATTCCGACGTTGCCGCCCGTCTCTACAGTCAGCTTTGGAGCGCCTAAGCCAAAAGCATTGGATAGCGTCCAAGCATCACCATTACCGCCATCAATACCCCAAGTCCATACACTCGCGTCATTGTCAGCAATGTAATAAGCATCACTGTCTGCCGCCGTAGACTCAACACGAACCGCAGAAGCTGTCCCTGTTGTCCCTTGTACGTGTAGCTTAGAAGTGCTAACGGACGACGTACCAATACCCAAAGACTCCNNAGCCCATCCATCGTGGCTGTGCCGGTCACGTCGATGCCTGTGGCTGTTGTGGCTAGTTTTTCTACCCCGCCATAATGCAATGAGACATCAGTTTCACTACCATCTACAGTAATGTAAGTTGTAGTTCCGCCAGAACCATCGTCAGTTTGGATAAGAATGTCTTTGTCATCAGACTGGTTGCGGATAATTATATTTCCGGTGTCATTTATCCAGTAAGCATCAGTCCCGTTGTGGAATATTTTACTGTCATCACCAGTGCCTAGTAGTAAACGGTTAGCACTTGCGGAACCATCTGGAATAGATACATCTCCAGTAACGTCAATGCCTGTGGCTGTGGTGGCTAGTTTGGCTGAGCCGTTGTAACGAAGGTCAACAGCACCGCCATCAGCCGCTGTAATGTAGCTTTGTGTTCCAGCGGCATTGCCGATGTAAAGATTGGATGCTGATCTGAAATATAGATCGCCAGTTCCTGCGTCAACGATGTAGCTATTAGCGCCATCATGATAAATCTGTAAGTCAGAGCCAGCACCGAAGATAGCCTTGTCGTTGTCGCCAAACGCAATGTCAGTACCGCCAGTAGTGTTACCGTTAGCAAGGACTTCAGCGAGTGTGTCTACTGTACCGACTTGGCTGTCTACATACGCCTTGATAGACTGCTGAGTAGCCAATGCCGTAGCACTGTTGCTAGACATGTTGTCTTGGTCAAGGATGTCTGTAACTGTGACTGCGCCTGTACCTGACAAGCCGTCAAACTCTACAGTACCGTTAGCAGTAACACCTGCAAAGGTTGGAGAGTCAGTAGTAGCTACGCCTTGGTTTAATGCTTTGACAGACGCAATGTCAGTCAGCTCTGAGTCCATTAACGCACCAGCGGCAGTAACATTGGCTGTGTCTGTTACGTCTGCTGAGGCTTCAATACCGTCCAGCTTAGTACCGTCTGTAGCTACGTCGCGTCCATCAAAGGTGCTGTTAGTAGTAAT